ATTTCAGCGTCGATAGTGGACTGCAGCTGTGCAAAATCATCCAGAATCTGTTTGGACGCCTTGAACATGTGCGCGATGGTAGTCACCGGAGTGATCTGCGTGGCGAACTGGATATCGCTGTACGGCTTGGCGGTGCCTTCCGGCACGACTTTCGCCGCATTGGTGAATCCGGTCTGCTGCACCCAGAAGATGGCTGGTGCCGAGGTGCGGCCCGGAGCAATCAGATCGCGGATGAAAAGGCGCTGTTTCGGTGCAGTGTCGATACCCGGCAGGCGCTGCGGCTCAACCACGCCGGTGGCGACATCCGTGGAAATCAACGCGGCGTTCACAGGCACGCTGACGCGCTTACCGCCTTCAACGCTTGCCGAGAATGCTTTCAGTGCTTCGCTGCTGATGACGGTCTGGCCAACGGTCTCGATCACCTTTGCAGCGTTGGCCAGCGGCATCTGAGCAACCTGCTGCTCAAGTTCGCCGAGCGCTGCCTTAAGCGTTTTTTCAGCATCTTTCAGGGCATTAAATTCCACTGCCATTTTGTCTACGGTGTCTTTGGTTTCCGCTGACAGCTCGCCATTTTTCTTTGCTTCTTTCAGCGCTTCTTCTGCCTTGGCATTAAATTTACCGGTTGCCTCTTCAATGCTGGCGCTAACTTTTTTCAGGATCTCATTTACATCAGACATAACATCTCCGTTTTTACTGGGCAGCCGCTTTCAGGCCGCTGAGTGCGGCTTCCAGTCGGTCTATAGTTTCGTTTTCGATGGTGGCAGCGCTCGGCGTGCCTTTTTGGTCAGAAGCAGCGCCTGGCTTGCTCCCGGATAGGGCTTTAAGAAGTTTTCGACGTTCAGATCGTGGCGTATCGGTTTTGGCCAGCAGCGCGTCAAGCTTGCGCAGCGCTGCAGCTGGGCTTTCGTCGTCGTCTGCGATTTCGTCGGCAGAAAGCAGGCTGTCAGCAAAACCTTTCTCCACCGCTTCGCTGCCGCCGATATAACTTTCTGCATCCATCAACTTCAGCACGGCGTCCATATCAAGGCCGGAGCGCGATGCATAGATATCAGCCATTGCGGTATCAAATGGCTCCAGTGATTTAGCCAGTTCCGCAAAGTCATGACGGTTGCCCATAGCTAACAGCCAGCAGTTGTGGATCATCAGGAAGGCACCACGTCCGATCTGCACGTCGTCACCGGCCATAGCGATAATCGATGCCGCCGATGCCGCCAGGCCAAGCACCTTCACGGTTACTTTGCCGTCGTATTCTCGCAGCAGGTTGTAAATGGCCAGCCCCTCGAACATGTCGCCGCCGGGGCTGTTGATGTTAACCGTCACGTCAGCGCCGTTAAGGGAGCGAAGCGCCCCGGCAATACGGCTGGCCGTCACCCCGTCGCCCCAGTAGTCCGCGCCGATCACGTCGAAGATAGAAATGCTGTTGTCACCGTCCCGGGCGGCGCGGATGCCGCCGTTCCAGCGCTCCATTGCCGCTGCCGGCAGGTCAGGTTTTTCGCGCGCAAAAGGTCGCCCCTCCGGCGCCGCCGGAAGGCTTTTAATTGTCATGGATGCTCCTAAGCCGCCTGTTTCAGCGGGGACTGTTCGAAGGGGATATCGGGGAATACGTGGTTATGGACCTGACGCAGCGCGAAAGCCTGTGCTGCCTGGCTGTTTTGCTTCAGGTCTTCAAGCGGCGTCAGGTTGAGCTGGACCGTATAAAGATCGCCGCCCTCAATCGGTGGCATGTTCTCCAGGCGGCGAACGTCGTTACGGGACATCCAGCCGTTCTGCAGCGCACTGGTGTAGTACGCCGCCCGGCCAGCACTGTCGGCGCGCAGCAGGCCTTCTACCGAGAACTCGGCAAAGAGCTCCTCTTCACCATTCAGCAGACAGCGGGAAATCTCCTGTTCAATATTCACCAGCAGCGGGCGCAGCGTGTGGGTCAGGAACTGGAGATTCATCCCCTCCAGGCTAGATGCCCAGCTGCTTTGCTTCGAGGTATGCCCGACCATAAACGGCGGCACGCGGAACCAGCGGCAGATTTCCTCAATGCCAAAAGAGCGACTTTCCAGCATCTGCGCCGCTTCCGGGTTCATGGTGACGTTCTGATATTTCAGTCCACCCTCAAGCACCATGATTTTCCCGGCGTTCCGGGAACTGGTGAACTTAGCCATGTACTGACGAAGCCGATCACGCTGATCATCATCCAGAGCCATATCAGCAGAGAGAAAGCCGGAACTCTGAAGCCCGTTTTCGAAAATTTTTGCTGCCGACTCTTCTACCGCCATCGCCGCACCAATAACATCCCGGCCGGAACTCAGTGGCATCATGCCGCAGACACCATCGAGGCCGAACCCACGGATGTGCATCAGATTCTTTTCGGGAATTAAGCGCTGCCTGCCGTCTTCGGTGTAGGTGTATTCCAGCCTCCCGGTGTCCAGCCGCTTCACCACCATGTTCTGGGGCAGCAGTGGCACCAGCGACACCAACTTATTGCCGATAAACAGCTTCTCGACGAACGCATTACCGCGCAGACAGATGCTGGCCACCACCATGAGCATGAACCGGGACGGCGTCATTTCCAGATTGGGACGGCGACAAAGCACCTGATAAACCGGATGGTTCTGCGCCAGCTTGCGCGAGCCATCAGCCTGCCGGGTGTAAATCTTAACCGGCAGCGTGGACACCGACTCGCTCAGAAGCCGGACGCAGGCCCAGACTGCCGAAAGCTGGATCGCCCGATCTGCCGTGACGACCTTGCCGCTGCTGCTCGTGCCGTACCACTCCTGCCAGAACGTTCCGGTAGTCAGGCTGATGGGCACGCCCAGCCAGTTGAGCAAGGCACTTTTTACCTTGCCCGGCTGCTTACTTTTCTTCATCAGAAACCTACCATGATTGGATTTTCAAAGAAGCCGCTCAGATCCTGAGCATCATTACCACCATTGACCAGCATCCGGCTTTTAGCCGTAAACAGTGCAACCGGTCCGTCAATTTTGTTTTCAGGTGTGGACTTGTTCGGGAAGATGTTGTCGTTTTTGTCCGGCTTAACCGTGACGTTTGACATCATCCACCGCATTACGGGGTTGTCGTCATGGTGGAACTTGTTGCCGTAAATCTCCGCCTGCACTGATTTCATGGACTCAGAAAGGTTTTTGACCGTCTGTGCGACTTCCACCAGCGGCAAGCCTTCCTCCGCAAGTGACAGGCTGAACTGCACGGCGCTCCAGGGATCGAAAGCAATCTCCTTGATGTTCTCGCCCTTCACCCACTCCACAATGTCGGCTTTAATCATGCCGTGATCGATAACGTCCCCGTCAGTCAGCTCAAGATATCCGGCGTCGGCCCACTTCCTGTAAAGCTCTGCAATATGGGCTGGCGCTGTTTCCAGTCGCCCTTCCGGGATCCAGAAACGTGGTTGCATATGAGTTTCACCTGCAGGATCGCGCCAGGCTTTCACCGCTGCACAAATATCGATTTTGTTGGCGAGGTCGACCCCGACCCACAGTGGCCACGCCTTACGCTCAGCTTCCGAAGCAATGCCCGGCATTTTTGCCCAACGGTCCATGTCCATCCAGGCGCTCTCGGCAGTTACCCAGATGTTCAGGTGCTTGGTAAAGAAGTTCGGCCGCGCCGCGACCTGCTCCTTTGCCTTTTTGGCAAGTCGGCGCATGTCGTCCCAGCGCTTACAGATACCGAGGCCGGGGTTAGCTTTGGGCCAGTTGGACTCGTCAAAGGGATCGTCGCCTTCGTCGAGGGTATAAATCAGGGCAAAATAGGTGTCATCCTCCACCACACCGCGCAGCACCTTGATGGCGTAATCCCGCTGCTCGTAACAGATGCCCTCTTTATTGGTACCCGCCGTCGTTATTGCGAAAAGCAGGGACTGAAGGCGCGCACCGGTAGCTGTTTCCAGAACGTCCCAGACATCACGGGTACGGTGAGCGTGCAGCTCGTCGACAATGCCGCAATGTATATTCAGACCGTCGAGGTTATTGGCATCGCTGGAGAGCGGTTCAAACTTAGAGGCCGAACGCTCCTGGTGAATGTTGAGCTTAACGTGACCAAAAAGACGCCCCAGCGTGCGGGGGGCTTTCTTGATCATGTTCTTGGCATCATCAAAAACAATACGCGCCTGGTCGCGGGTCGTGGCGGCTGAGTAAACCTCAGCGCCTCCCTCGCCGTCGGCACCGGTCATGTACAACCCAATGCCAGACGAAAGTGTGGATTTGGCGTTTTTACGCGCCACCTCGTCATAAGCCGTACGGAAGCGGCGTACCATGACCGTATCACCGTCATCATCGATCACAGCCAGGCCTGTCATCTCATCAATCAGCGGAACGACGAAACCAAAAATGTTGATCAGGATAAAAACGTGCCAGGCCATCAGCGTGATCGGCTTACCTGCCAGCGCCCCTTTAACGTGTGGGACGAAATTATAAAAATCGAGGATGTGCTGGGCGCGTTCCTCACTGAAGTAGATGCCGCGCCCAGGCCCATGCTCTAAATCATTAAGAAATCGCTGGCACGCCAGGCGCACCAGTTCGCCAGCAACAATCTCGCCAGACAGCACGCGCTCGGCGTACTGAATACCTTCCGAAACCGTTGCCATTCATCATTTGCGCTTTTTAAGAAATTCATCCAGTGGATCGGCCTCAGCCGGGCCTTTAGCGCCAACCTTGGACCGGCTGGCCGGGGTCATGCCGAATTCAGCGAGCATTGCCCTGATGCGCTTCCACGCATCGGCTTTCATCACTGCCGCCGGGTGCGGCTTAATCATCCTGATTTCCCGCTCTTTCCCTTCGTCCGGCTCATCCTCGCTGTAGACGGCGTAGGTGTAACCTTCCCGCTCTAACGTCTCGCAGTGATTCCGGTACTCTGTGTAAGCCTCGATCAGCAGTTCAAGTGCTTTACCGTCCAGGGTGGTCATCACCCCGACAGCATCAAGCTCTTCGCCAATTCGCTTAAACCAGTACTTCCCCATCTTGTCGAAATGCTTCGGAACTGGGGGTACCCCAGAAGCGGGTTTTGGCTCGTCTTTGTTGACAGCTCGTTTTGATGGGTTCCCCTTCACCAAAGCCAGATGTGTCGGGGTTTTCGGTGGTCCTGGCATAATCGAAAACTCCTATTAATCGATGGTGGGGATCCCCATAAAAAAGTTTTCTAACCTGCGGCGGTGTGAAAAAAGGTTAGGCGGCGGTCCTTAGCAGGCAGGGGCCTGAAGTTTTCACCCGCCCTATCCCCTTGTCCATATGTCAGTGTGACATTCATGATCCCTGATACGGCGTACATGCGTATGTGTGATGCCATAGCGCTTCGCAACATTGACCATTTTCATTCCAGACTTCGCGTCTCGCTCAATGCTCATGATGGTCGCTGGTGCTAACTTTGTGGCCGAGGCGCCCTGTCCTCTCCTGAGGCATACAGCCGTGCCGTGGTTAAGACTATCGGTGGCATTCTCTTTGGGTGTTCCCCATGCGAGATTTGACCTGTTGTTATTTAGCGGGTTGCCATCAAGATGACGAGTGACATGCATGTCCGATGGTTTAACTCCGGCGAATGCAAACAACACCAACTGATGCACTTGCTTTTTAACTTTCGTCGCTCGGCTAAAGCCGGTATTAACATTCACATGCCAGTAGCCATTATGTAGCCGCATTGAGAGCTGCCGAGCCTTGCCTGAGCGAAGCGAGTAAATAAATCCATCATCGCTAGCCTGATACCCTGGGTAGCCGGGGATGTCTTTAAGACAGGCGTGCGGCAGCCCTGAATCATTTAACGACTCAGTCATTTTAATTTACCTATTGATTACTGGCGGTTCAGCCGTTCTTTGGCTGTCTTACGGTAGTGGCAGGAGTAACAAAGAGACTCCAGATTCCGATCTTCATCGGTGCCGCCGTGAGCTTTCGGGGTGATGTGGTCGACCGTTTCCGCTGGGCGTGGTCTGCTGTTGCGCAGGCACTGCTGGCAGATGTGTCGATCACGCTTAAGGATGCGGGCGCGGATGATATCCCACTTACTGCCGTAGCCACGCTGATGGCGGCTCAGGCCTCGCTGGTGCTGCTGCCACCCTTCGTTACGGTGCGCATCGCAGTAGCCGGAACGATCTGTGGTGGTGCCGGAGCACCCGCGTTTACGGCAGGCGCGCGGGATAGCTGCTGGCATATTGTTGGCTCCAATAAAAAAGCCCCGTGTGAGCGAGGCTGTGTTTTACACCCTATAGGGGATATATGCGATTTATCCGCTACAGCCATTACGATGGGTTAACCCATGGTGATGGCAATAAAAAAGGCCGCTATTGCGACCTTGTCTTAAGAAGATGAGATTAAAGAAGTTTAATTTTTACGTCATAACCTTCAAGACCTGTCATTGTTTCGCGAGCAACAAACTGAATTTCAGAAACTTCTTTTCCGGTTTTCTTTTGTAGTTCTGAGATTTTTTTTGCTATCAGCGCGGCAATATCTTCTTCTGCCTTTTGCGTCAGAGCTTCAACTTTCATTTTTACCTCTTCTGGTTCATTTACCATTCAGATTCTCCAGCAAGGTGACAATGGTTAATGAAC